GTCTTGAAATACCCCCCCGATGTTGACGTCGCTGACGACAGACGAACGCGGCTACGGGCACAGGCACAGACTCGTTCGGCGCCAGGTCGCGCGTGTTGTCGAGATGGGCGCGGCGGTTTGTTGGCGTTGTGGTCGGGCGATCGCTCCGGGGGAGCTCTGGGATCTCGGTCACGTCGATGGGGACCGTTCGAGGTATGCCGGGCCGGAACATCGCCGCTGTAATCGGTCGACTGCGAGCCGGAGGCGGTCGCGGACGTGGTGACGGCCGAGATGGTCGAGCCGCGGTTTTGTGCGGCGCCGGCGTGTTCGAGTTCGCGTGGTCGGGAGGCGCTCGAGGTTGCCGATCAGCTCGGCGTAAAGCTTGATCCGTGGCAGGAATTTGCGCTTGAGCGGGGTTTGGGCGTCCGCGATGACGGATTATGGGCGGCGCTTGAGGTTGGGGTGGTCTGTCCGCGCCAGAACGGCAAGAACGGGATTTTGGAGGTGTTGGAGTTCGCCGGGATCCTGGCGTTTGGGGAGCGGCTGATTATGCATAGCGCGCACCTTGCGGACACGTCGAAGGAGGGTTTTCGCCGCCTGGAGGACTTGTTGGAGGCGAATGAGTGGCTTTCGACGCAGGTTAAGCACATTTGGCGGACGAACGGCCATGAGGCGATCGAGTTTCAGTCGGGGCAGCGGATTCGGTTTCGGACGCGGACGAAGGGCGGCGGGCGTGGCTTCTCGGCGGACCGTGTGATCTTCGACGAGGCGATGATTTTGTCGGAGGCGTCGCTTGCGGCGGTCTTTCCGACGGTTTCGGCGCGTCCCAACCCGCAGGTTTGGTATACGGGTTCGGCGGTCGACCAGATGATCCACGAGGACGGGGTTGTGTTGGCGCGGATCCGGGAGCGCGGGCTGTCGGAGGAGGATGTGTCGCTGGCGTATTTCGAGTGGTCGGCGGAGCCGGAAGGCGATGAGCCGCTTTTGGTTGCGAGCCGCAACTATGAGATGTTGGAGAATCCGGAGACGTGGGCGCGGGCGAATCCGGCATTGGGGATCAGGATCGCGGTGGAGCACGTCGAGAACGAGCTGCGGTCGATGGATCCGCGAACGTTCTGTGTGGAGCGGCTCGGGATTGGTGATTGGCCAGCGACGGACGGTTCGGCGGCGACTGTGATCCCGGTGAAGCGTTGGCAGGAGCTCGCCGATCCAGGGTCGCAGATCGTGGGCCCGGTCGCGTTCGCCTACGACACGGCGCCCGACCGTTCGACGACCGCAATCGGTGTTTCGGGTGCTCGGGAGGACGGTTTTCTGCATCTCGAGGTCGTTGATAGCCGTCCGGGGACTCGGTGGGTGCCGGCGCGGCTGGCGGAACTGGTTGCGCGGCACGACGCTGCCGGCGTGATCTGCGACGCGGCTGGCCCCGCGGGTTCGCTGATCCCCGAGATCGAGGAACTTGGCGTCGCCGTGGAGGCTGTGAGTGCCACCGACCATTCGCGCGCCTGTGGGTCGTTCCTGGATGCTGTTTTGGAGGGTCAGATTCGCCATTTGGGGACGGCTGAGTTGCGGGCGGCGCTCCGGGGTGCCGCACGGCGTCCGTTGGGTGATGCGTGGGCGTGGTCTCGGAAGAACTCAGCGATCGACATCTCACCGCTGGTCGCGGTGACGTTGGCGCGGTGGGGCGCGAGCCAGTTGACGGGCCGGACGGAGCCGGCGTTCGCGTGGGTGTAGCGGTCGATCGGTGGGCTGGGGAGAGCGAGCAGCGGGTGACGATGATGCTGTCCGACCGGGTAGCTCGAGCGTTTCTGATGGAGGGTGAGTCTCGTGCGATGGCGTTGGACTTCAACGCCCGCCTGGTGACCGCGCTCAGGTTGGCGAAGGTCTGGCCGGCCCTGTACCGGGTGCGCCGGTGAGATTGAACCCGTTCCCTAACCGCAAGACTGAGAGCCGGAGCGATCCGGCTCTCTCTTTGCAGTCGTACATCGAGCTCCTGACCGCGTTCACCTACAACGGCGTCACGTACACGATGCCGGGGTCGACGCAGGAGGACGTCCGCGACTACTCGTCGTTCGTCCGCGGCGGCTACAAAGCCTCGGCAGTCGTGTTCGCCTGCATGGATGTCCGGTCGAAGCTGTTCGCGGAGCCGCCGTTCGCGTTCCGAAGGCTCGAGAAGGGCCGGCCGGGGAAGTGGTTCAGCACGCCGGCATTGGACCGGTTGAAGACGCCGTGGGCGGGTGGCACCACCCAGGATCTCCTTGCGAGGATGATTCAGTACGCCGACCTGGCCGGGAACGCGTTCGCGGTCCGCCAGGGCGACGGAGTCAGCCTCCTGCGCCCCGATTGGGTCGATGTCGTCACCGGGACGCCGAATAAGGACGGCGACGCGTGGGATCCCGACGCCAAGGTGGTCGGGTACATCTTCCACAACGGCGGCAGGCGGTCCGGCCGCGAGCCCTCGACGTTCCTGGCCGAGGAGGTCGCGCACTTCGCGCCGATCCCCGACCCCGACTCGCGGTTCCTGGGCATGTCGTGGCTCACCCCGGTGATCCGCGAGGTGATGGCCGACAGGGAAGCGACCGCGTTCAAGGAACGCTTCTTCCAGAACGGCGCAACGCCAAATATGGTCGTCAAGTTCGACCTCGACTCGGTCGAGAAGATGCGGCCGTGGATCGAGATGTTCCGCGAGCAGCACGAAGGCGCCATGAACGCGTACAAGACGCTGTTCCTCGGCGCCGGCACCGACGCCACCGTGGTCGGGGCGAACCTGAAGGAGCTCGACTTCAAGATGACGCAGGGCGCCGGCGAAACCCGGATCGCGGCTGCTGCGGGGGTGCCGCCGGTGATCGTCGGACTGTCGGAGGGGCTGCAGGCGGCGACGTACTCGAACTACTCGCAGGCGCGGCGCAGGTTCGCCGACGGGACGATGCGACCCTTGTGGGGGAACCTCGCCGGGTCGATGGCGAACATCGTCACCGTCCCCAGCGACTCCGTCTTGGTCACCGACGACCGCGACGTCCCCGCGCTCAAGGAGGACATCCAGGACAAGGCGAAAGAGATGCAGGAGAAGGCGACGGCGGCGAACCAGCTCGTCTCGGCGGGGTATGACGCGATGTCGATCGTGGCGGCGCTCGAGGCCGGCGACTTCAGCCTGCTGACGCACACCGGGTTGACGAGCGTCCAGTTGGTGCCGCCGGGGAAGGACACCGTCGCGGCTCCTGGCGTCGACAAGGTGTCGCCGCAACCGATCACGAACGGGTCGCAGCCCTAGTGCCGTGGCACATCGTTTCCGAGTCGGGAAAGTGTCCGGCGTCGAAGCCCTACGCCGTCATCAAGGACTCGGACGGCTCGGTGGCCGGGTGCCACCCGACGAAGGAGAAGGCGCAGAAGCAACTGGCCGCGCTATACGCCAACGAGTCGACCGCAAGCAGCAGAGAAGGAGGATCTATGGATAGCGGCAAAGGCCAGACGGTGATCCGCGCCTTCCGGCCGGGAATCGAGCTCAGAGCCGCCGGCGAGGGAGAGATGCCGACGCTACACGGCCACTTCGCGGTGTTCGACCGCTGGGCGGAGATCAACTCGTGGATGGAAGGGCATTTCCTCGAGCGGTTCAGCCCCGGCGCGTTCGCGAAGACGTTCAAGGAGGGCCGCGACAAGATCAAGGTGCTGTTCCAGCACGGACAAGACCCGCAGATCGGCGACAAGCCACTCGGACCCGTGGAACGGCTCGAGGAGGACTCGACCGGCGGCTACTACGAGGTGCGGATGCTCGACACCGACTACAACCGCGAGCTCGTCCCCGGCCTCGAAGCAGGCCTCTACGGGGCGTCGATGCGGTTCGAGGCGCTCCGCCAGATTTGGGACGAGGAACCATCCAAATCCGATCACAACCCTGACGGGCTGCCGGAGCGGACGATCACCGAAGCTCGCGTCCCCGAGTTCGGGCCCGTCACGTTCCCCGCGTACGCCGAGGCAACCGCCGGCGTGCGCTCCCTCACCGACCGGTTCCTGTTCGAGATGATCGAACGCGACCCGGCGAGAGCACGAGAACTACTCACACTTGCATCTGACGCCGCGACCCGGAGCACCTCGGACCGAAAGTCCGACGCCGCAACGCCTCGCACCTCGGACGAGCAGGACAAGCCCACCTGGCCGCACGTGCCAGACCACGAATGGGAGGCGTTGTGGAACCAGTAAACCTTGACGAGTTCCGATCGACAGAGGAACTCCTCAACCACCAGAAGGACGTGAAGGGCAGGATCGTCGAGCTCCACCAGGAGTTCGAGGGTTTGCCGTTCCCGGACGAGGCCCGCGACGAGTTCGCCGGCCTGACGAAGACGAACGACGAGATCGAGCGGCGCGTGAAGGAGCTCGAGGCGCGGAAGTTCCAGCTCGAGCGGATGGCGCAGGCCAACCCGCAGGCTGTGGAGCGGCTCGACTTCGAGGCCAACCGGTACTTCCGGCCGTCGCCGAAAGAGCAGGACATCTACAACCTCGGCAACCGCGAGTACCAGGAGGCGTTCGACAACCCGGACAAGCTCCGCGGCCTGTACCGCGACAACGCGCTCCGCGCGATCGAGCTCGCCAAGTTCCCCTACCTCGGCGAGAAGCGGACAAACAACCAGACGACCCGCGAGGACATTCAGACGCACATCGAGCATCTGATCGACCACTCGCAGCAGCCCGCGGGAGATGTCGCAAAGCACCTCTTGATCACCGGCAGCCCCGTCTACCGGCGTGCCTATGGCAAGTTCCTTGCCGGCGCGGGCCTGTCGGCGGAGGAAACGCGTGCCCTGACGCTGGGTGCGACGACCGGCGGCCAGGCGGTCCCGTTCACGCTCGACCCAACGGTCATCCCGACGTCGAACAGCGTCGTCAACCCCGCGAGGGCGTTGGCGCGTATCGAGACGATCTCCGGGTCGAACACCTGGAACGGGGTGTCGTCGGGTGCGATCACCGCGACCCGCGTCGCTGAGGCGACGGCGGCGACGGACAACACGCCGACGATGGCCGCTCCGACGCTGACGGTCACGAAGGCGCACGCGTTCGTGCCGTTCTCCGTCGAGATCCAGGAGGACTGGGGAGCCCTCGAAGCCGAAATGGGCAAGCTTCTCTCGGACGCGAAGGACGACGACGAAGGCACCCAGTTCGTGACGGGTGCCGGCACTACGGTGTTCCCGCAGGGGTTCGTCACCGGTACGACGAACACGTCTGCTGCGGCGACCGGTCTGACCGTCACCGCTGCAAACGTGTACGCGCTCGAGGCGGCATTGCCGCCGAGGTTCCGCGGCAACGAGTCGTTCGTCGCGAACCGCGGTATCTACAACATCGTCCGCGGAATCGACACCGCCGGCGGCGCGGCCCTGTGGCTGTACATCTCGCAGGGGCTCGTCACGCAGGCACCGACGCCCGGCAACACCGGCGCCACCCTGCTCGGCAGGGGCGCCTGGGAGGCGTCGGCGATGCAGGCGACGGTCGTGAACGCGACGAAGATCATGATCGTCGGCAACTTCCAGTACTTCCTCATCGTCGACCGGATCGGGATGAACATCGAGCTGATCCCGTTCCTGTTCGGCGCCGCGCAGGGCAACCTGCCCACCGGGCAGCGCGGCCTGTACGCGTGGTGGAGGAACTCGTCCAAGGTGCTGTCCGCGGCCGCGTTCGTGGCGATGACGGGCACCACCTAGACCAGCGATGGCGGACAGGGCTCACAACATCGGCAGCAGCTTCCACACAGCCGGCGATGCGACCCTCGTCCTGTACGTCGAAGGAGTGGAGAGCGAGGGTGCGTTTCGGCGCACCTTCGCCCTCCCGAAACGAAAGGATCGGAATGAAGCCGAAGCACGCCCCGCAGGTCCACCCGAAAGCAGCGGCGACGGGCATGGGCATCAAGAAACAGACCCCAGGTAACGCCGGGAAAGTGCCGGGGCCGTCGAACCACGAGCCGATCGTCGGAACCTCGTCGAACTACTCGAGCGAGCAACAGCAGCAGTGAGCGGATACGCCGGCTACCTGCCAGGCCAACAGCAGCAGAAGAAGAACAAGCAGCTTTCGAGGGCGATCACGGGGGCGGTCACCCACGGCGGACTGATCCAGATCACCGCCGCCGGCCACGGGTTCGCGACCGAGGACCGCATCACGATCACCGGTGTCGGCGGCACCGTCGAGGCGAACGCCGCGAAGTGGCGGATCACCGTCACCGGCGCGAACACGTTCGACCTCCAAGGATCGACGTTCACGAACGCCTACACGTCCGGCGGCACCGCCGTCCGAACGCAGGGATAGGAGGATCATGGCAAAGGCAAAGCCCAAGTACTACCGGGCCAAAGAAGGGTTCGCGACGATGTTCGACGGCGAGCAGACGTTCATCGCCGCCGGCGAACTCGTCCGCGCGGGGCATCCGATCCTGAAACGCCGCGAAGACCTGTTCGAGCCCGTCTCGAGTTTCGGCCGCTTCGACACCGACAGCGGAGACGAGCAGCCGGAGGTCGAGCAGGCGACCGCAGCCCCCGACGAGAAGCGCGGCCGGAAACCATCCAAGTAGCCGACTGATATGCCTGGCATCGAATCCTCCGGTCCATTCTGGACTCCCGGCGCGAACCTCTCGAACGCGATCGCGACGCTCGGCCCCGCCGGAGGAACCGTCATCATCCCACCAGGCACATGGGTGTGGGAAAGCGTCCCCGCGCTACCGAAGAACATCACCGGCCTGCTACGGATCATCGGTGACGGCGCCACCATCGTGCTCACCGCGGCCGCGCCGCGGTTCCTCGACTTCAACCGCACCGCCGACCACGACACCTTCCAGAACTTCGACATCAGCGACTTCCTGATCGACTGCAACAACATCGACGTCGCCACGCACACGATCATCGGGTCGAGGAACAACGTCGGCACGTCGGATATGCGGGTGAACATCCAGAACGTTGCGGTGCGCCGCATCCGTGTGATGAACATCCCGACGTCGGCCACGAACAGGTCGGGGATCTCGTTGCAGACGCGGCAGGCGGCAGGCGGCGAAGGCACACAGAACTACATCAAGAACGTCCTGATCGAGGACGTAACGCTCGAGGGTGGACTAACGGGATTCATGGTTACCGGTGGCCCAGCGGGCGCGATCACGAACGTCAACACCCTGATCGACAACGTCCGCATCAACCGCTGCTCGCACCTCCAACCGTCACAGACCGTGCCGGCGGGCTCGACCGGTGCCTGTGTGCAGATCGGGCAGAACGCTCCGGTCGGCTACGTCCTCGTCCGCGACGTGTACGGCGAATACTCGCCCGACGTCGGCATCGAGATCGACAACGCCGTGTACGCCGAAGTCGAGAACTGCCAGGTCGTCAACTGCAAATCGGGCTACCTGACAACCAACTTCGCCACACCCCCAATCCCGAACGCGCAGTCCGTCGTCTACCGCCACTGCAAAGCAAAACTCACGGACGCCACTGTCGCGCTCGCAACCAAAGGCTGGGTCGTCAACCCGAACAATTCGCTCGCCATCGGGAACATCACCTACGACGGTTGCGTGTTCGAGCACAACAACAACCGCTTCGGGGCGTCGGCGACCCAGGCCCCGATTGTGTTCTCGTTCGCAGATGCGTCGGTAACGAACCGCGCCTCGATTCGCGGATGCCGCGTCAACATCGAGAACATCAACTGGAACAACGCGGCGAGCTCGGAACCGGCCAGGGTGATCGGCATCGGTGCAGCAACGATCAACCGGCTCGAGGTCCGCGGGCTCGACGTTCGCATCAACGGACAGATCAGCGGCGCCGGCAACTTCCTCTCCCGTGTCGTCGCGATCGACCAAGGTGGCGGCAATGCCCAGCTCGACATCGACGGCATGGACATCGATGTCAACGTCACCGGCATGGGCGCGGCCGGCGCCACCTACGGATTCTTCGTCGTCCCGAGCGGTGCCTGCACCGTCGGCGGGACAATCCGCGGCGTCCGCTTCGTGAACCTCGGCAGCGACACAACCTCGAAGGGGTTGCGGTTTGGCTCGACGACGAACTTGACGATCGGGCCGAAAGCGATCGCCGTCCAGGGCTGCGACTTCGCCAACATCGGCGGCACCGAGTTCCAGCTTGACGCGACCCAGGCCGCGCTCGGCGCGATCATCACACGAGGCAACAGGTGGAAGACGAAGCCGGTCCCCGTCGCGCTGACCGGCCTCGTGACCGGAACTGGGAAACGGCTCGGCGCCCAGGCCGCATCGGTGGTCTGGCAGTCGCACGTCCAGTTTTTGCAGGGGTCGGGTGCGGCGATCACTGCGATCGACTATTCGACCGACGACGGCGGCACCTACACGAACCTCGTCACGCAGGCGTCGGCGGCGCTCCCCGGAGGCACTGGGCCAAAGATCGGCCCGTTGAATCCCGCTGACCTCATCAAGGTGACGTTCACGACGACACAACCGACCACGACTCTTGTCCCCGTTGACCCATGACGAAAGGACGCACCATCTAAATGAACATGGAGGCGAAGCAGCACATCCAGGAGGCGTCGATCGCCGCTGTCGTGATCCGCGCCGACGGCACCCGCGAAGACCTCGGCGTCGTGTCCTATTGGAACCGCCGCTGGTGGAAGCGGCTCGCGTGGCGGCTCCGGCATGGCTAGCGCGAAGTCGAAACAACTACGGGAGCGGCTCGAGCAGATCAAAGCGCGGGCGGCGGAACTCAACGCCGCCGAAGGCAAGAAGGGGCGCTCGAGCGCGGTGACCGCAGGTGACCTTGCCGAAGAAGCCGCCGGCCTCGGCCTCGAGCTCGCCGACCTACTCGACGCGAAAGGAAAGTGAGCTATGGCAACCGTCGTAGTCAACGCAGGACGTGACATCGTCACGAACCGAATCAAAGGCGCCGGCACCGAACCCCTCAACATCGGCTGGGGCACCGGCACACAAACCACCGCACTCGTCACCGACACCGGCCTCGGACCGACCACCGTGGAAAAGCTCGTCGATCTGACCACATCGGCCGGGACAGACCACACCCTCGGCACCTCAACCAGGCAGACGACGACGGTCACCAACGACACCTACCAGGTCGTCGGCACACGGACCGCCACCGGCGCCGGGGCTGTGACGGTCGCCGGCCTGTTCGACGCCGCCTCCGGCGGCAACCTGTTCGTCAAAGGCGACTTCGCCGCGATCAACCTCGCGTCAGGTGATGCGATCCAGTTCACGTTCAAGGCGATCTTCGCCTGAATGGCACGCTATTTCTCGGGTGGCCTCGGCACCGACGCGGTCGCCACCGGCCTGACAACCCATGCGACACAGCGGACATACGCGATTTGGGCGCGGAGACACAACACCGGCGGAGGCAACCTCGGCAGCATGTTCCGGAAACGTGTCGCCGCAGCGGCGGACATCCTGCAGCTCTACTTCTCGACACCCAACTACAACTTCGACCACACGTGGACGACCGGCGGCCAGTGGACAATGACCGCCCCGTCGATCGACGTCTGGCACCACGTCTGCGTCACCTACGACTCCGGGGCGACAACAAATCTGCCGGTGTTCTACATCGACGGTGCCTCGGTGGCGGTCGGCACCACCGCCGCACCAACCGGGACGGTCAACACAAACGCGGACGCGTTCGTGATCGGTAACCGCAACAATGACGGAGCCCGCGCCTGGGACGGCGACCTCGCCGAGTTCGCCGTCTGGGACACGATCCTGACCGCGACCGAGGTGGCGGCTGTCGCCGGCGGAACCATCCCGACACCGTTGGGCGTGCAGACGGCGAACCTGATCGCTTACTACCCGCTCGAGCTCGGCCTGTCTCCGGAGCCGGACGCGTCAAGCCATCAGACGGCCGGAACGGTCACCGGCACAGTGCGGAGCCAGGGCCCACACGACCTATGGGCGCATGTGATCAACCGTCCCCCGTTCATAGCTCAAGGAAGGAACTAGATGGCCCGCCAATACCTCCAAGACGGCCCGTACCTCGACGCGCCGATCGCGGCGACCCTCAGCGCCGACGTTGCGACGACAGCGGTACTGCTGTGGAATCCACTGCAGTTCACCAAGTTCTACGGTGACGAGGCACGACCGAGCCGCGTCTACGTGGTCAAAGCTGGCGGGATCCTGACGACTGCCACCACTGGGGCGCTCACCATCTCCCCGAGCATTACAACCACGAACGCGGCGGGCACCACGCTGGGGGCGTCAGCCGCCCAAACCGTCCCCGGTACCGCGTTCACCGCCCAGCCGTGGATGATGGAGCTGTACGCGGTCGTGAGGACGATCGGCGCTCCGGGCGGCAACAACGCGACGATGATCTGCGAGGGGTCGTGGACGGGGCCGAACCTGCCGGCGACCGGTGGTGCCGGCCTCCAAACAACCTTTGGCGGCACCTCGGCGGTGTTCGATCAGTCGGTCGCGAACGCCATCGCCGTCACCAAAACGCTGACGGTCGCCGGGTCGTTCACGTGCCACTGGGTCGTCGGCTACTGGATGAACTGATGCCGCTCCAACCGTCCATGAATCTGCCTGGGCCTGGGCCGCTTGTCACACAGCACCACCCACCTAGCGGAGCTGCAGTGTTCCTTCAGGACGTGATCGCCGCCGCCGTTGTTGCCACCGCGACATTGCAGCGGCAGACGAACAAGATCGTTACCGCGACTGCCGTGGCTGCGACCGCGACGATGCAACGCCAAGTCGCCAAGTTCCTCACCGCCACGGCCGTCGTTTCGACGGCGTCGCTGCAACGCCAGGTGAACAAGTTCCTCACCGCCACCGCGGTCGTCGTGACCGCATCGGTGAAGAAGCAGGTGAACAAGTTCCTGACCGCCACCTTGGTGGTGACGACGGCGACCCTCGTCAGGGCGGCGCTCAAGAACCTGACGGCGACCACCGTCGCAGCAACAGCAACGCTCCAACGGCAAACGAACAAGGCGATGACCGCTACCGCGGTTGTCGTTACCGCCACCCTGCAGCTCACCAAGGTGTTCCTGAAGGCGCTGACCGCGACCGCCGTCGTCGTCACCGGGTCGCTTCAGCGGCAGACGAACAAGTTCCTCACCGCCACGAGCGTCGCGGTCACAGCGACCCTTCAGAGGCAGGTGGCGAAGCTCCTGGTCGCGACGTCGGTCGTTTCAACGGCAACCCTCCGCAAACAGGTCAACAAGACCCTGACCGCCACGTCGGTGGTCGTCACGGCGACCCTTCAGTCGCTGAAGGTGATCCTCAAAGTCCTCACCGCCACCGCCGTGACTGTTACCGCGACCCTCTCGAGGCAGACGCTGAAGCCTCTCACAGCGACCGCGGCGCTCTCCGCGACCCTGGCCCGGAGCATCACCCACACGCTCACCGCAACGGTGGCAGCGACCGCGACACTCACCAAGACGATCGCCAAGACTTTCGTCGCGACTGTCGCCTCGGCCGCGTCACTCGTCGCCACATTCATCAGCGGCGGCGGCGCCGTCATAGTCAACTTCTTCCTCGGTCGAGCTCACCCCCGAGGCGGCACCGGCGAAGGATCCCCAGCAGGCGGCACCGGCGCCGGCACACCCGGCGAAACCGGCCGCTACGACCCACCGACTCCAGGACAGAGCTGATGGCGGACATCCCTCTCTGGTTCGTCGGCAACCGCAACCCCTCGATCACCGAGACGATCACCAAGGACGACGGCACCGTCGTCGACCTGACCTCGGCCACCGTGACGTTCTCGATGCGAGCCCTCCGCTCCTCCACCCTCAAGGTCGCAGCCGCAGCCGCGACGATCGTCGGGTCGCCCACGCTCGGCACCGTCCGCTACGACTGGGCAGCGAACGACGTCAACACCGCAGGCCAATACCTCGTCTGGTGGACAGTCACGATCGGCGGCAAAACGCAGGACATGGCCGAAGCGGTCGTCGAGTTCCGCGCCCACGCCCCCGCCGCGCCCGCCGCCTACATCGAGCTCGAACAACTCAAAGACTCGCTCGAGCTGCAGGGGATGTCGTTCGCCGACCAGGACGTCACGCTCGCGATCAACGCGGCCAGCCGAGGCATCGACGCCGCCACCGGGCAGCGGTTCTACCTCGACGCCGACGCCACCCAGGTCCGCTACTACTCCCCCACGTCGTTTCGCCGGCTCGAGATCGACCCGCTCGCCGTCCTCACCACCCTCGCCGTCGACCGCGGCAACACCGGCACGTTCGGCGAGACATGGACGCAAGGCACCGACTTCGTCCTCGACCCGCTCAACGCCGTCGCCGACTACCGCCCCTACGAACGGATTCTCGTGCGTGCTCTCTCCGGCCGCTGGCTGCCAGCCGGATACGACCAGTCCGTCAAGGTGACCGGCCAGTTCGGCTGGGCCGTCTTCCCCGAAGCCGTAAAGGCAGCCACGTCGATCCTCGCCGCGAAGCTCCTCCGTCGCGTGCGCGAGGCGCCGTTCGGGATCGTGACCGCCGGCATCGACGCTGGGGTGGCGATGCGGATCGCCCGCACCGACCCCGACGTCTACTCGCTCCTACAGGCCTACAACCGCTTCGCCCCCTTCGTCTAAGTGGCAACGATCACGGCCATCCGCCGCGGCATCGCCGCGAATCTCGCGCAACTCGGAAACAACATGGGTATGCAAGTGTCGGCGTACACGCTCGCGAACCCGACCCCGCCGATGATGCAAGTCCTGCCGGGCGAGGTCGTCTACGACCGGGCGTTTCACCGCGGCCTCGACGAGATCACGATGCTTGTGCAGGCGCTCGTGGCCTACGGGTCCGACATCGGCAGCCAAACCCGCCTGGACGAGCTCCTCGACCCCACCGGCGCGAACTCGATGAAGACCGCGGTGGAGTCCGACTCGACGCTCGGCGGGATCGTCGGTGACGTCAGCGTGCTCAACGCGACCGGCTACCGCGTCGCCGCCGGCGCGAACGGCCCCGTGCTCCTGTGCGAGTGGTCGGTCCAGGTGTACGCCCAAAACTAAGAAGGAGGAACGATGGCAACACTCACCACCCAGGTGATTAACCGGGCTGGCACCGTTATCACCCCGGTAGCAGCCGCCGGTGGCGGCGACGCGATGGCCTGTGGCGCGAACAACTACCTCGAGGTCGTGAACGGCGGCGGTTCACCGATCACCGTCACCCTAGCGATCCCGGCCGGCGCGTCCGGCTACGCCAATGTCGCCTACACCAGCTCGGCCGTCTCAGTCACGAACGGCACCACGAAGAGGATCGGGCCGATCGCGGCCGGAATCTATCAAGACCCCACCACCGGACTCTGCACGATCACCTATTCCGGCGTCACGTCGGTGACGGTCGCCGCCGTCCAGCTCGCGCAGCCCTAAAGGAGTTCACATGAAGAAGAACTACACGGTCGCGTCCGAAGAGGGCGCAGAGCGGTATGCGGTCGAACTCGGCGAAGGCGTCGAACTCGATCTAACCAAGGACGAAGAACTCGCCCTCCTGGCGGCGGGCTGGCTCGAGTCCAGCGACAAGAAGCAGAAGGAGGCGAAAAGCTAGATGGCTATCGGACCACTAACAGATGCCCTCATCATCATCAACGGCGTCACCCTGTCAGACCACGCGAACAAGGTGACGGTCGAGGACAACCGTGACTCGGTCGACATCACCGCGTTCGGTGCGACGAGCAAGGTGGTCACCAAGGGACTCGGTGACGCCAAGATCACGATCGAGATGTTCCAGGACTACGCGGCGGGCAAAACCCACGCGACGCTGCAGCCGCTGCTCTCGTCGACGACCCCGGTCACGGTCGAGGTGCGGCCCACCAGCGCAGCCAGGTCGGCCACGAACCCTGCGGCGGTCATGTCCGGGCTGCTGATGACGTACAACTTCATCGACGGTGCTGTCGGCGACGCGTCGAAGATCACCGCCGAGTTCACCAACGGGAGCCAGGCCGGCGTCACCTATCCGACCGCGTAGCGGATGGCCGAGTCGACCGTCCGTGTCTTCGGCGTCCAGGAAACCAATGCTGCGTTTCGTCGTGTCGACCGTGCGCTAGCGGCCGAGTTCGGCGCAGACCTCAAGCTCGCCGCCGAACCCGTCGTGCGAGCGGCGAAGGCGAAGGAGAAGTGGCAGGGCGCGTCGATCGGCACGATCCGCTCGAGGCGTGCCGGCGCCCGCGTCTACGTCGAGCAGTCCAAGGCGAAGGTGACCGGCCGCCGCGGCGACTACGGCGCGTTGCAGATGCGGGACGCGCTGATCCCCGCACTGGACGAGAACGCCGACGAGATCTTCATCGCGGTCGACCACGTCCTGAACAAGTACGCCAACGAGGCCGGCTTCTAATGGAAGGGGAAGCGATGGCAGACGAATCACCGAAGGTGTGGCACGTCAAGGGGAAGGACTACCCGATCCCGACGGAGTTCGACATCGGCGAGCTCTGGGACATGGAGCGGTATTTCGGCGTGGTGTTCGGAGAGGAAACCCCGCCGAGTGGCGTCGCATACATCGCCTCGCTGCTGTACATCGCCCTACGACGCGACGACCCGACGATCACGGTCGACGATATCCGCGCCCTTCCGTCAGACGTGTTCGTCGAGATGGCGGAGGTCGATGCTCGCCCCCCGGACAGCGAGCCAGAGAGCGAGACGTCGCCCGATCCTTCTGGCTCCGATTCAAACACCGATTCGGACGCCCAGGCGAACGGCCAGAGTCCTACTGGGATCCAGGGCTCGCACACTGGTTCCACCTCCGACCTTCTGACATCGGCGCCCTCACGCCGGGGCAACTGATGGCGTGCGACGAGTTCATCACCGAGGCGACGAAGGACTGAGGCATGGCGCAAGCTCTTAGAGTCGAGGTCATCGGCGACGCGAGCAAGTATTCGCGCTCGCTGAAAGAGGCCGAAGGGTCGACCAGCCGGTTCGGGTTGAGTCTCAAGAAGGTTGGTGCGATGGCCGGCACCGCGGGCATCGCCATCGGAGCTGCCGCAATCGCGGTCGGGACAAAGAGCGTCGAGGCCGCGATCAAGGCGCAGGAGGCGAACGACAAACTCACGCAGGCGCTGAAGAACCAGCACATCGCGCTGACGGCGCAGTCGCCGGTGTTCCTGAAGGCCGAGGCGAGCTCGCGCCAGCTCGGGTTCGCGAACGACGACACGCGCACCTCGCTGACGAAACTGATCCAGGCAGGCAAAGGCGTTGTCGGGTCGACCAGAGAGTTGGGCGCCGCACAGGATCTCGCCAGGGCGAAAGGAATCTCGCTCGGCGACGCGACCACCGCGCTGATCCGGTTGCAGGCCGGCAACACTCGAGCCGCGAAAGAGTTCGGCGTCGTTCTCCCGCCGATCACGGCTGCGGTGGGCAAGCTGAAGGCGTCGAAGATCGACCTGACGACCGCGGCCGGGAAAGAGCTCCTCGCCCACGCGAAGATCCAGGACAAGCTCGCGACCGGCGCCACCTACTACGACGCGATCACCGGCAAGGTGAAAGGACAGGGGGAGGCGTTCGCCGGGACCGCCGCCGGCGGGATGGCGAAGTTCCACGCCGCGATCAACGACCTCGAGGAACGGCTCGGCACCGCACTCCTGCCGGCGATTACCCAGGTTGTCAACGTGCTGAACGACAACCTCCCGCAGGCGATCGCCGTCGTCACCGCCGTCTTCCACGGGCTTGCCCCCGTGTTCGAGGCGACGAAGCTGCTGCTGCTCGAGGCGATCACGCCGATCCGCGTCATCATCGACCTGCTGCAGGGCGACTGGTCGAAGGCGTGGGAGGATATGCAGGCGCCGGTGAAGGCGGCAGCCGCGCTCATCTCCGGCATCCTCAGCCAACTTCAGACGCTCGCCGAATCCGCCTTCCCCGCGATCACCGCCGCCGCGACCACCGCCTGGAATCTCATCCAGACGGCAACCAACACGGTGTGGACGGCGATCCATACGCTTCTCACCACGACCTGGAACGCTCTCAGCACGCTCGCCCTGACGATCTCCAATGCGATCAAGCTGGCGATCACAACTGCATGGACGGCGATCCAGACCACGACCAACACCGTCTGGAACGCGATACGGACGCTCACCACCACCG